TGACCATCACCACATGCTAGCCAGATACCAATTGCTATGCTCATTACAAGGTCATCATGCGCATCTTTTGAGGCCTGTGCCTTCGAACCATTCCAAACGAATGCTTGCAATTGATCATAGAGTCTTTGTGACGGTGTTTTTAATTTCCCATTTCGAATTGTCTCTTCAAGTTTTGCAAGAATTTGGCCTCTTGTCTTCGTCTGTGTTAAAAACCCAGGTACCTGTTCGGGATTTATTGGTCGGTACTCAAATGGATTACCGTTATTATTTGCGTAATATAGACGTGGGTAACCCATGTCTTTTAGCTTTGTGCATGTGAAATATCCGAATGTATTTTGTTCTGGGCACAACAGTGCATCGTTGTAGATTTTCCCGTACTCAAACAAAAGATCTGCCAACTTATCAGGAGGTATCTTTCCCATGAATTCTGCAACGACTTCGCACGTTTCATAATCAATGACATGAAATGTTGAAAAATCTGCTGCGTCTCCGCGGGATACGTCAGACGATATAACATATTTTCGTGTTTCTTCGCAATTTCGCCATATCCAAATTGCATTTTGTGGACCTGTTCTTTCAATTGGCGGTCTTATCATTGCTCTGAGCTTGTCAAATTCAGATGGTTGAAGAAATGTGTCGCCTGATGATATAAAATCACACAAAAACTCCTGAGCTACCTTGCGCTTTGGAATATTCTTTGTTTCTTTGTCAAACCAAGCCTGATCATGTTCAGGGTGTACAGTCCATGGCAATCTGATTGGATTGAAATCGTTTGTCGAAGTTTCTGCTTCTGTCCAAAGCTTATAATATTGACCGCCGACGCCATTTGGTGTCGACAAAATAATTGCATTTCCACCAGTTGAAAGCGTCGGGTAAAGAGATGTCCAAATTTCATCAAAATCTCGAATAAATGCGCAATTAGAACTAACGATGCCGTTAGTATAGTACTGTCGACCATTTTCAACATTGATCAGATCAAAAACATGTTCTTCATTATCTGATGCTATGTCAATCTTTGTCACAGAAAGAACAACGTCATCTAGTAACAAATCTCCGGGTAACAAATCACAAACTTGAATGAAGTTTCCATCAATATTTTTTACCTTGTGTTCTGACGTACACTTCAACGTCTTTCCACTTAGACATGTCAAAAAATATAGGCCTGTGCGTACAGCCTTCTTTATACCGTCAAAATTTTGCCAGCCCCCAGGTGTCTTTACTTGGTAATGTGTGTTGGTAATGTAGGACATCTAAAATTTAGTTTTGCCTTAATTTCTTGGTGTGAATCTAAAAATGAATCTATTCGCTCTCGATTTGCATAAAACCAATGTTCATCAATCAACTCGAAATTGATACCTTTTGTTTCAGCCCACTGTCTTGCAGCATCAAATTTGGCGATCTCTTTCGGTATGTTTTGACGACTTGTCGGTCGAATCTCAATGAGTTTTTTGTTGATTGGTGAAAAAAAGTCAACGATGTACACCCTGCTATCGCCTTCAAACATATACGGTATTCGAATCGACTCATACTCTAGTTTTTCTCCAGATCGTTCTACTGTTACAAGGTAAAAAATTGCTTCCCATTTACTTCTAAATCGCAATAACGACTCTTCGTAGTCTAGTGAAAATGTAACTGATCGACGCCAGTTATTAGAGTTGGGCGTGAATTCGCCTAGTTCAATTTTTTTCTTCATTGTAGCAGATTGATTCTTCTTCATCTGCGCTCGAGACCCGCTGTCTTTTAATCTTTGTTGAAATACAGGATCCTGATGTGTTTTTTTGTTTGATTCTGAAATTTTTCGCTTACATTCGTCTGTCATCCAGTCGCGATCAAGAATAACATTATTACTTTTTCGAGTATCGATTCTTTTTTTCTTTTCAGACTGCGTCTGAATTCGACATTTGGCCGTCGCAGAAATTTTTTGTCGAAGTCTTTGTGCAGTCTCATAATCAAATTTGTCAGAAAAAGAACCAGAATTAGAAGCACCTATCTTTTTTGCAATCTGTTTCTTCTTTTCATCAGAAAAATTAGCGTGCATTTGTGTAGATAATTGAGATCTAAACTTAAGAATACAGACAGTCTTCTTACATGTTGGTCGAAATCGCGATTCACAAAAAATGGGAGTGCGAAGATCGTTACAAAATTGACAAATTGGCGGTTCTGATACATCAAGCTTTAGACACAAAAGACGTAAATACAATGATGGTTCGTGGTCATTCAAAAATGACGTTTCTTTTAACACAAACTCATGCAAATCTTCTAAATTACGACATACAAACCAGCTTGCGCTATCTTTACATGTTCCTGCCAAAAATGATCCATTGACATTTGTCAATGTTTGTAGTGCTTCACTGCGTGTCCATATCCTCGTCATCTAACAGATAGATATAGCTTGTGTCACGATTTTTCTCTTCTTTGTGAAGAAGATCATAAAAATCCAACATCGATAATTTTGTTTCCAGACCTGTTGTTGAATCTCTAATATCAATCATTGTCTCTCCCGAAACACATTCATCAACAACAAGCAATGCCAATGCTTCAGATCTGCCGGCGTCAGGAGAAGTTGGTACAGCAGTTATTGTAGATCCATTTGTGAAACGAATTGATTGTTTTGTTGGTTCAAAATTTGTTAGAAGCAACCAAGATGGCAAACTGTCAAGTATAGTCTTTACCTTTTTAATGAAATTGATTGCTGTGTTAAGCTTTGTTGCAATGATTAGACAGTTTTTGTCCTTCTTAAAAATTGCATACCAGACACAATATGCTGCGGTTATTGTTGATAATCCAAGCTGTCTTGATTTTAGAACAATGTTGAATCGATGCTCTTGGAACTGCTTAATGCAGTCATCTTGAAAATCATATGTATCGAGTGGTATAAGTCCCTTAAGCGGATGCTGGATCATGCAATACTTCTTCATGAAGTGTATTGGATCCCTTCCACAACGCAATATTTCTGCAACCGTTGCCTGTCGAGACATCGGTGAAGATTTTGTAGACGAAATGCTCATGCAAGCGAGAAGATCGTCTTTCTACGAAAATATGCTGTTCTTTTGGGATTATGGACGTTAAACCCTATTATCTCTATTGAATCTGAAGAATCCTCTTCCTTGACGGTAAGGCTGTCGCCTGATATTTCTTTGTAAAGCTTCTTAATGTTCTTAATGTGCGCATCAATTATTTGAATTGATTCCTCAGAACAAGAACGTTTCATCAGTATCATTTCTTTTTCAGAAACAAAGTTTGTAATTACGTTATATGAAGCTTGAAGTCTATCACCTCCGAGAATCAAAAATTTGACTGAGTATGATGCTGTTTTGGGAGTCGATGATCTTCCCCACGTTGTATCGATTGACTGAGCCAAGGCTGAAAGATTTAGTAACTTTGACATGAGAGACTCCTGCAATGTAAATATAACACACTTGCAGCTATTGTTCGTTTTGTTTTAAACTTTCTGATGAAGGCCTCCAGCCACTTTTCCACCTTGTCATATCCGGATATACCCACCGTGCTGCACATTTATCACAACAACCAAATTTGTGATATGAATCCTCATCATATAATGAACGCATCATTATATCACAAATAGGACAGAATAGCGGTTGCACAGAAGCTGAAGATTCTTTTGGCTTGATTATGAAAAATCCTCCCGGATGATCTGCAATGATTCTGTCATTGAGATACGGTTTCCATTCCAGTCCCATCAGAAATGCTCCACAAAAGAGTCCTTCTCTTTTTTTGATATTTCAATGACATGATCTGCTACGTCCTTGATGCCATCAATATGCGTGATAACTACTATTGTTCTAAAGTATCGTTTTAGAGACAACAGCAATCGATTACATGCTTCTACACCAGAGCCATCTAGCGTACCAAAGCCTTCATCAAGTATGAAAATATCTGGTTTTGGCAGTGTGGTGACATTTATCATAGCTACACGAAGTGCAATTGATGTAATTGTCTTTTCCATTCCGCTGCAAAGTTCAATTATTCTACGAGAATCGCCATAATTGATGTATACTTCAAGCGCATCAGACTCTTCATCATTTTCCAGTTCAATTGTGAAATCAACGATTCCTTGAAGGATCTTTGATACCTCAGCGTTTATCATTGGCAGCTGAGTTTTTGCAATTAACAAAGGAATACCTTTCTTTGAAAATGCTGTTGTAATCAATTCTTGAATTCGAAGCTTTTCAAGAAGAGAATCGCGTGAAGATTTTTCATTATTCAACACTTCAATTCTTGATTTTGACTTTCCTCGATTGTCAACACATGACATTTTTTCAGCATCCCAAAGCTTTACACTTTTACTAAGTGAATCAAGCTGTGATCTGATTCGTGTTACTTCTTCATTTTCATCATTGCAGATTGCATCAGATAATATCTTTAGCTTATCATTTGCTTCTGTTAATGCTAACGTCAATGTGTCTGATGTCGATTTTAATCTAACGAGCTCTGTTTCTTTATTTGAAATTTCAAGCTGTATCTTCAGAATGAGTTCATTAACTTTTGCGTGCTTGATTATCTTTTCTTCAACGCCGGAATCTTTGATAACATTGAACGATTTTTCTGCATCATGAAGTGTCATTGCTGCTGATGTTGCAATTTTCTCTTGATCTGTAACCTTGTCTTTTAGCGCATGCGCATCTTTGATAAATTTGCAAGTAGGATAATTGTCACCACATGGAACTTCATCAAGAATTTTCAAAGACTTGCGCTGTTGTAATAAAACAGTCGACTCTTTGTCTGCAAAATGTCGTAGATCGACAATAGATTTTTCAAGTGATTGTTGCGCTGCATGTCGTTTCTTCAATTCTACGATATCAATACTTTCAATCATTGAATTTAATGATGTTAGCTTGATTGAAAGTTCAGATATTTCACTTTCTTTAGATTGGATCTTTTCCAAACATTCAGTAGATCGCTTGAGCAGTGATTCAGAAGACAATGTCTGTGCATCTATATCTGATTGAGAAACAGGTTTTCTATTGTGTTGTGACATCTCTGATCTTAGCAAAGTTATCTTTGTCTGTGCATCTGAAATGTCTTGAGTGTATTTTTCTATTAAGATCTCGAGTTCATTCAATGATTCGCTGCTTAACTTAGATAGTTCTTCCCAATTTCTATCAGGGAAATTCTTCAATTGTGCTTTGAAACCATTGATATCCTTGTTTGCAAGGTCATACATCTTATCGAAGATGTCGAGATCAAGAAATTTTGATAAAATTGATCTTCGCTTTGTTGATCCCTGAGAAAGAAACTGATTTGCTTCTCCTTGCGCTGAAAGTGAAGTCATTAGAAAATCATCAGATGTTCCGATGAGATTACGTATTGTCTTTTCTGTATCTGTCCTTTGCTCACCGCAAAGGTCTTCCATTTCTCCGTCATCTTTCATTCTAAAGAGATTCAGAGCAGTTGCTGCTGTAACAATTCCCTTTTTGTTGACTTCTTTTGTTGTCTGTCGTTCTATTGCATATGTTGTTCCATTGTGTGCAATGATTGCAGTCGACATGCAATATGGTTTTCGTATATTGCAGACATAAAGATTTTTCATTGATCCTCTGTCTGTCGTGTTAAATAACGAATACATTAAAGTACCAACAATCGATGACTTGCCAACTCTGTTTGGACCAAAAATTCCGACGATGCCATTCAATTTATCAAAATTGATTGAATTCCCAGGCCCATAGATGAACATATTGTCCCATTTGACTTGACGAATTGTCCACTTAGAACCTCGAGATACTTCTTCTCCAGAAGAAACAGTAGAGATGTAAGACTTTACCTGATTTTTGATTATCTCAGTGTCGTCTGTTGTTAGCTTGTCTTCTGGATGGAACTCCTTCATAAGCTTTATAAGAATATCGGGCGATCTGAGATCTGATTTGATAAGTTTTGAATTTCCGGTTGTAACCTTCTGTGTGTCAATTTGAAATTCTGACTTATAAATTACTTCAGTCGCTGCCATGATAGTTTTCAAAGACTCAGACACAAGATGTGCTTTATCTTGTGGTACAGCTATCTGTGACTTTATTCTATACCGCGTTCCTTGTGGATATTTTTTTGCAGACTCAAGTAGTGTGTCGACATTATCGTCCCATGGAAGTGTGATATAAGGCTTTAGATTTGGCAGTTTCCTGAAGGAGACTGACCACTCTGTGCTGTTTTCAATATTCCATAGTAAGTAACCGTGGTCCAATTCTTCAGCATAATTCTGCTGAATTAGAGAACCAGGATAAGACATTATCGGCTTGTTGTCTCTAAATCTAAGATCTTGCCTTTTATGTATATCACCCAGCAGTGTAAATTCATAAGCATCAAAGAAGTCTGTTCGAATACCGTCTTCAACTGCCCAGTCAGATTCTGTCTTGCTGCCCCAAACAGGCCCATGATAACATGCAATATTGATATCACCTGGTATTGGTACGACTGACGGCCAATTTTGTTCGTCAAATAACGAGTAAACACATAAGTTGTAGCCCTTTTGAATCTGATATACACCGCTATTCTTATATAAGTGTATTCTTGGATTACCAAGCGCATCTACAATTGGCGATATCGCATCTTGGCGAGATAAATTCACAAGATTTAAATCATGATTGCCAAGCGTTAAGTGAACTTCTGCGACATCTGACATCTTTGTAAGCCACCATGACAACAAATCAATGTATTCAGGAGAGATACCTGACGTTTTTGTATGAAATGTGTCCCCGCAGACGAATATGTGGTCTACTTTACATCGCTTGCAATCATCGATGAAATTTTGAAATGTTTGCTTATACTCATCATGGCGGCTCAATGACCTGATGTGTATGTCAGCAGAATGAGCTATTATCATACAAGTATTTAACAATACAATGTATGGCGCACTGTGTTCAATTAGACATTTTGTGCAGCTGCTGCACCTGCCGAGATCGTCTTTCCAATTTCTGAGCCTGCTTCAGCTGCGGTACTTATGCTCTTTGCTGCAGCGGCTGTTTCAGATGCACTTTTTCCTGCATATTTTGCAGAAGTTCCAAGATGCTGTAAAGAATTGAATGTTGAACCAAAGGCGTGCGCAAGATGCATTATAGCTTCGACTATCATTGGAATAAAGAGCGCAAATTTCAACAAATGAAAGATTGTCTTTTTCATTTTTGCAGCTTCTTTGTTTTTTGGATTTATGAAGCCCTTGTAATCAATAGGCTTCTTGCCTGAAATTTTCTGATGTGCAACGTACACTGCATACTGAAGCTTCGGAGGTATTGCTGTCAATTCCATTATTGTTTCCTCGACATGATGAACCTTTTTTGCATAGTCATAACACTTATTAGCAGCGTTACTCCAACCAAATTTCTTAAAAATTGCAGCGATTATCTTTATAACCCAATAAATGATTCCTAGACCGCCAACTACAGTTTTTTCAAATGTCCACCATGCAGCGAATGCTGTTGCAATTATAGATTCTGATAAAATTTCTGAAGATGAAAGCGAACCAAGGCTTTGATTCAATTCTTCATCAATTAACAATAGCTGAAGACGAAAATCATGATATGACGAACCTTCATACTTTGTTTTTGATTCTTCTGTTATGATTATGTCTTTTGTCTCTAAAGATGACAGGCCCTTTATTTCCTTTGCAAGCGTTGCATATTCAGGAATACTTTTGATTATATCTTCAGGTGTTCCGCCGCCTTCGACTGTCGAAAGTGTATCAGTGAACTTTTTAATATCATCAAGCGGACCCTTCTTTAAGTCAACAGCTAATGATCTTACCTTATCAACAACTTCCTTTGATTTTTTTACAACCTCTGCCTTGAGTTTGTCATTTAGATTCTTAAATGGCGCTTTGAGATTATCTAAAATTCCTTCTCTTATAAGAACCTGTCGAGAAAGTTCATCACGAATGATTCTTCTAAGTTTGCGCTCTGTAAGGACTGGTGTGTTGTTTGGCTTCATGTCATCTGTAATTATCAACAAGACTGTATAGTTGATAATTTCGCGAGCATAGTTGACGCCTTATTTAGTCGTGTGAAGAATCTGTCATTCCAAGTCATTGGTTTTGCATCAGACAAAGCTATCTCAAATTCGGGTCTTGACATGTTGCCTGGATCGCCCCATGGCCTGACATCAACTACTACAACATCAACGTTGTATTCTTGTAATTTCTTGACTATCTTTGGTGTCTTTGTACTCCACATATCACCATCAAGAGATAATGCAACAGGTGTTTCATTGAGTAGTATTTTGTTGAATAGCTCATGACGTTCATCTAAATCCGATCCCAATAGTGCAGTTGAATTATCTGTGCATTTGACAAGATCAAATGGACCTTCGCACAATACGAGTCTCGATGTCCAGTCTATGTTGAATTCATTGAAGATGATCGGATTCTTATCAACATCTGGATTATCGTATTTTGGTTTTTTATACTTGTCTATTGACCGTGCAGTGAAATAATTGAGCTTTCCAAGCGAATCAAACGATGGCATAAGAATTCTTCTCTTCCACCTGGCTTCATTTGATAAACCAAACTTGAAATACCATGCGTCCTTTTCTGTGAGCCCTCTACTGAAAATATAACGCCATGCAGCTTTCACATCAGGATCAGATACAGGCGCTAGCGTCAGGAGTTGGAAGTCTTCTGGGAGAGATAAAGTCTTTTTAAGCTGTGCATCTTCTCCCGTGACAAGTTGATTTCCTGATTCAGTGCCACCAAATGAATCACGATATTTTGCAAACTGTGCCTGTGTTCCAAATTTTCGTATCAGTGGAGCGAGAGATCGAGACTTAAATCCGCATACCCAACAGTGGCATCTTTCATCATCTGACCGAATTGACAATTTCTTCTTCGAAGCATCTGTTGGTGCACATATTGGACAACGAACATCAAAATTGATCCCATTTCCAGACAGATGACCTTTGCCAAATATCGATTCAAAAAATGTTAATTTGTCAGTGATGCTGTGAATACCCACAGTAAACTGTATCATTTGTCATTTGAAATGTTCATAAGACATGCTGCTCTTGCTATTACATAAGCATCAGTCATGTCTCCTGCGGCATCGATATGAGCTCCGCTTTTTTTCGTAGGCCAAACAACATGTTTCAGATCATGTTGTGACATGTGTTCAAAGACCTGTTCTTTGTGACTCTTTCCACATTTCTTTCGCTGTTGAAGCTTTACTCCACAAATTTTTCGGGCTGATGCTG